CCAGTAACAGTTAATGTTAGGAACATTCATACCTTCGAATAATTCTCTTAGTGCATTGATGTCATTAGTATTACGATAAGGGATATCGTGGTTACCAACAATGCAATGAAAGTCAATGTTACGTTTTATGATTGGAGTAAGAAACTTGTCTTTAAGACGATTGAGAGTAACGTAGTTGATAAACTTGCGCCGATCAACGATATCTCCCAGATGGAGGATCGTGTCAATCCCATGCTTGTCCAGATAGGGAAAGAAAATATTATCATAAAACTTACTAAAGTAGTCAAGAAAACTAATAGCATCAGATCTTGCTCCAAAGTGGGTGTCAGTAATTATTGCAATCTTCACTTCATAGCCTCATCAACCGTTTTGCGAATTCTCTTCTTACGTTTGTTCTCTTCGAACTGTGTAATGAAATCATTCATATACTCCTGTGACCATTCACCATACTTGATACCATCATCATAAGACTTACTATCACCAGCTTGTTTCTGTGATGTCATATCGAACACATTAGCATTTTCCGACATTTTGTATTTCGTGTAAAGATGTTTTTTCTCTTTCTGAATACGACGGATGAATGCAAAGTAAATAATCTGTGTAAAGTATGCAAAAGGATTGTTTGATTTCTCAGGATTGAAGTTATCAATATACTGAAGACAATTCTCAATACCATCAGAGATCATTTCTTCTCTGAATGTATAGTTGATAAAATTTGGTTTGTGTGAAAGATGTGTTGCAATCTTCATAATACATGAACCAATGTACGTTGGTACTCTTGGTCTTGGTTCACCTTTCTTCTCTGCTTCTCTGATTGAATCTCTATACTCGATCATCTTTTCTAAGAATTCTTTGTTATTCACGTAAGGTCTTGATTTCTTTTTCTCAGCCATCTATTTGCCTCATTGTATTGTTGGGTTAGTGTTAGCAAAACGAAAGTAGTGTTCCATCATTGCTTCTTTATATTGTTGTTCCATTTCTTCAACCGTTATTATTTCATCTTCATCTGGTTGACGGTTCTTAATGTATTCAACTATCTCTCCATCGATAGCTGATATAAACGTAATATGCTTCTTGTTAAGTTCAATAACCTCATCTCTAACATAGGACAACCAACCGACAACACCAGTCACATAGCCGCGGCCAGTATCTCTACTGATTACTTTAAATGTATTTCTAATACGAACATAGCTCTCTCTATCTTCGAGAACTTCACCTATAATCTGTTCACCATTAGAAAATCGTACTAGTTTGTACTCTGGGTTCATGAATTTTAACCTTGTAGATTTTGTAGTCGAAACCTTCTTCATTATAAATCTTTACTCGCTCTGCAAAATGTTTAATTGTAAAATTATTACGAGCCTTATGTGTTAGATCATCTGCTATATCTATCAGTGTAGCAGTATCTTTGTTTTCTCCTTTCCTAACCCCACGACCAATTGATTGTAGTGTTCGCACACGTGACTTAGAAGGAGAAGTGAACACAATATTGTGTAGATTACGGATATTGATACCAGTGCTAAAAGTACCAAAGGAAGCAACAATAATACCATCGGTAGTTCCTTCAGTAATTGCACGTATCTCTTCTCTGATGTCTGCATTTGTTTCCCCACTTACATAATGTACTGGTCTGTCTCCAGCTTTATCTTTTATCATATTATACAACACTTTACCGTGTTTGTCAACGAACTGAAATAGTACTAAGGAGTTGCCTTTAAGTGATAGAGCAAGATTGGTAACAAATTTGTTACGCTGTTCATTTCTTACTATCCAATCAACTTCGTCTGCATAGTTATACTTAGTCAAATCTTTTGTTACAGACTCAGGATATTTGAGAACAATACACTTAATCTTGAAATCTGATAGATGTTTTTGATCAATCAATGTTTTGGTCTTAACAACATTCTTAACTGGACCAAACAATCCTTCAAGGACTAACTTATGTGTTTGTGCTCCATCAAGCGTACCAGTAAGACCATATCTATATTTACAACTCTTTAGTTTACTCATAATAGATGTAAGAGATTTTGCTTTGAATAAATGAGCCTCATCACCTACAACAACATCAAACTGATCAAACCATTTTTGTGGCATCTTATATATTGACTGCCAGGTTGATACAACAACCTGTTCTGTTGTTTCTCTTTCTACTCCACCTGTGATTCTATACACTTCATCCTTGTATCCGTAATCTTTGAAGTCACCTGCCATCTGATGTACAAGTGAAATTGTTGGAACAATGATAAGTGTTCTAGATCCATACCATTGTGTAAGTAAGTAAATAATTAGAGACTTCCCCGATGCTGTAGGAGAGAGAAGAACACCACGACGATTACGGACAGCATACGTGAAAGCCTCTAATTGATAGTCTCTTGGTTTGAATGGTAGTTTCAAACTTTGAGCAAACTCTTCTGCTTCTGTTGCTGAGAAGTTCTCTGCTGGTTCAATTGTTTCATCAACAGAAAAGTCATACTCTCTTTGTTGACAGAACTTAGCAACATGAGGAATCAATCCATAGTACAGTGTTTGGTTTGCATTGAACAATCGAATCTTTCCATCCCAAACACGATTACGAACAGCAGGCATAAACTTAGCACCTGGAACTTCAAATGTGAAGTAATCCACAAGTTCTCTTGCTATCGATCTATCACAATGAACCTTGCAATAGACCTCATCTAATTTACTCACCAGAACCTGATCAGGTTCCAAAGTTGGTAAGTCTTCTCCAGTCAATTGCATTCTTTATTTGGAATCCTCTGTTGTTGATACTCTTCAAGATCTCTTCACAAACACCAACTATTTCTTCTTGCATAGCTACCTTAGAATTCATCTTAACCATTTCTTCATCAGACTCAATATACATTGGCATGTCTTGTTTGAGTACAGTCTTTGGCCATGGATCTCTTTTGATAGTTGCAAGGTCTTCTGGGTTGTTTAGATCACCTTTGTAGTAATCATATAAAGTCTGATTGAGCTGCTTCTGTTTGATACGAAGTGCTCTTAGCTTGACTCTATTCTCAGCAAGCAGTTTCAAATATTTTGCGTGAAGATTTGGAATCTTTAGAGCTTCAATATCAAGCTCTGTATCATCCAGTTTACAATCTTCACGCCATGACGAAATAATATCTTCAATCATTCTGAGAAGTACTTCTCCAACATCTCAATTCTATCTTCGGCGGCAGCCATCTTATCAAGTTCTTCTTGGATAGCTTCTACAATATCAGAATGTTCACCAATACCAACACTTTGATCCATATAGACCATAATGTTAGTCTTTGCTCTTTCGAGCTCACCTTCTGCATGCATGCGTGCAGCTTTTACTAATTGTATGCTCATAGGACTAGTCATACAAACCTCCTTTGGTTACAGATAGTTATATTATATGTGAGTTAGTATTTTAGATCAACTCAATATTGTACGTTGAGTATCTAAAACTCGCAGTAGCTTGTACATAGTTAACATCACCATCAGTTGTATTAAGTGTAATAGCTGATAGTGATATAGGAAACATATTCTTAAACTTAATATTCAAATTAGGATTCTGAGCAGCTGTCATAAGAATAACTGAACCATCAGAATAGATATTAGAATCTTGACCAAATGTAGTTGTTCTATTCGGATCATCTCTTAGGTTTCTGTACTGTCTGAAATCTTCTGGGAAACCTAATCCTTGAAGCCAGGTATATAGTTCTTCATAGTTTCTAATATCTTCGTCAACAGTAAAATTGATTGTGAGAGGATCATACCTTAACTTATCACCTGGATATGGTAATGCTGCCAAAGGTGTCTCTTCATCAAATTCACCAAGTGTAACAGCAGGCACTTCTGCACCTGTCAGAAAATAGTTGACATTAGGAGTCCTATCCAACACTAGTCTAAAACTAAGTGGGGATAGGTAACTAAGATTTGTTGGTTGATTAGATAATGCGCTCATGCATCTATTTATCGTAATCGAAGACTAAAGTTGACTCATGAGCTGCTTGAATCGAACCATCTGGATATTGTACTTTGTAGTTACCCATACCAAGATAGATAAGAACCTCTACAATCTCATCTGTAAAGTGACACTGAGCAGTCATTAGTTATACTCCTCAATTGTAAATGTATCAACATCACGATCACGAACAATCCAGTTAAGACAATTGTCTAAACCTTCTTTAGTGTTACGAGTTGTTTCAGCAATTGGCTTACCATTCTTATCAAAAGTTGTAATAACGAATTTCATTTCTATCTCCTGTTTCTCACTTTATACTTTATATTACTACAACTTTTTAATTAAGGCAACAGGAAAAACAACTTTTTTTTATTTTTTTTTCATAAAAAAAGGAGGAGCCGAAGCTCCTCCAGTTTGGTAGATTAACTCTACTCTTTTGGTTCTACATAAGGTTAGAAACGCCAACCAGTCTGTAGTAGATGTTCTTGTTAGCGAATGCAATCGTGCCATCAGCCGCAGTCGTTGCGAATGGGTTTGCAACCATTCCGTAACGAGTCTTAAAGC